TCAAACTACCTCATCCAGCTCCGTCACCGTCTGCGCCTTGCCAATCCGCTCCATCATGGCGCGCAACCGGGCAATAGCGGTATCTACCTGCTGCAACTTCTGCCCCGCCTCGGTCCTTAGCGCATCCGCAGGTACCGCGCCGCCCAGCATCAAAGTGAGAAGCTCTCTTACCGCTCGATGCTGATCGGTCTCCAGCCGACCGATCTCACCTTGGCAGCGCGCTATTCTGGCTTGGCGCTGCTGCTCGATGGACAGCGCCGGGCCGTCAACCAGGACCGGACAACCATTGCCATCCGACTGGATAAGCTTGCCCGCCTCCTGACCGCGAAACAGCGCCTCATACACAGAGACCTCCACCTGGACGACATCCGCGGGGTAGCCTTCTCCATGGATCTCGCTATCGTAGAAACCACCCGTTCCGGCAGAATAAAAAATCGTCATTTCGCTCTCCTCAGTTATCAATATCCAATCGCGATCCAGTCGAATGCCGTTCTTTCGCCCACGCCGGAAGAGCCAAATGTCTGGGTATAACCAATCGTCGCCTTTTCCTTTGATCGCCCCCCTACCCAGAAATAGCCTTCTTGTGTCTGGCTGTTGACACTATTCTCATTGCCGTTGACCATGATGGAGAAGCATGCCGATGGGAAGCTCGTCCGGAATGTGATCTCGCCCGTCGTGAATAGCGGGCTGTTAAAACTACTCGGCAGTCCTAATGTTGCCAATAAACTCCCCTGCCCCCACTGGATGATCAGGCCGCTGGGCAACCGCTGGTAACCATTCCCCTCCATCACACCGGAGAAAACCAGGTTGCCGCTGTGCCAGAGTTGCTGCCATGGCTGCCAGGCCTGATCATTCCAGGCTGTGCGTAGCCAAACAGACATTCCACCATGCGTTGTATAGATTTGTGTAACTCCACCAACACTTCCTCTTGGACTACCCCGCATAACTTGCAACGTCCCCCAGAAATAACTAGCTGGAGGAGCGTTTAGTCCATTAAAAGTCGTATCAACAATAGAATAAACGCCAGGCTCAAGCAGAGTATTCCAGTCCACCTTATCCATTGGTTGACCTTGCGTGCGGAATGCATCCACCTTCGACGCAAACTTATCGTCTAAAAACCCATAAGATGAAGTCCATACCCGGCCTGCGTTGCTAACTTGAAATACTCGCGTCGAGTCAATGTGCAGGAATAGATTATTTGTTCCCATATTGGCACTGCTACCCGATGTATCAGCAAATAGCCCAGTATCCCCATCCGAACCGAATGCAAAACCTGAGCTAGAGTCATCTCCCGACGGCAAACCTTTACTTGCGCGAAAGGCAGTGGCCCACACTCGGTTACCGGCATCCTTACTAGCCGCATCTGCAATACCATACCCTGCCAGCGTGGTCGGTTTACCGGTGGATATCTTGCTCCAGTCATGCGCCGGCACGTCGTCGCCGGTCATTTGCCTAGCCTTGGTAACGCGGCCCTTCGCATCCACGGTCACGATGCCGTAATCGCCCGGCTCCACGCCGCTGTCGCGCAGCGTCAGTTGGCCGCTGACATCGCGGCTGCCATCGAAGACGACATTCCAGCTACCGTCGCCGGTCGCCTCGATCTTGCGCGCGGCGCTCAGCTTGGCCGCGTTGCCGGCAGGTTGCTTGCCGCTCGCTAGTTGCTCGACCTGGTCTTTCAGATAGACGGTGCGGTTGGCAAGCTGCTTGCCTTGCAGATTGTCAATGCCGTCCGGCCCGGCCAGCACCGGGTCGGAGGTTTCCAGTTGATAGATGCCGGGCTCCCAAAACAGCTTTTCCTGCAGATTGGCCATGTCATTCCTCACGGTCATGAATAGTGATGAACTGCCGACCCGCAGGCGGCAGAAGCGAAATCAAGACCGTGGCGATGAACGCATGCCTTCCCGTCCAAACGCCTGAGCCGCGCCAGGTGCGCGGCAAAAACCGGCCTCAGACAGAGGCCGGCTTTCCGGTCAGGACGACATGGTGCCCAAGCGCGCGGCGCGCGGATTGGAACGGGATTTAGGAAAGGGGTTGACGACTTCCGTCTATCCGGCGAGATGCTCAGGCGGGCTGCGCGGGCCATGCGCTGTCCGCCAGCGACGGCCAACCTGCTTGCTGCGGCAGGCGGGATAAATCGACGCAGTAGCGTTTCCACTCCGCCAGCTTGGCCTGTTCCGCAGCGCTGGCGATGCCCAACTCCACCGCGTCCTCCAAAGGCTTGCGCAACTGCAAAGCCGCTGACAACCGCTGCTGTTGCCGCAATTGCGCCGCCGCCGTCTGGGCCGCCCGTTGCGCCGCGTCGTCCACCATCCATGCATCGTCCTTCCACACGGCGAAAGCAGGAGGTTGCTGCATCGTGGCATTCAGGCTGTCCGGCGTATCGCCGATTTTCGGCATGACCAGCTGAGCCGTCTGTTTGCTCCACAACGGCGTAGCGCGCCAATCAACCTGCAAGGCCCACGCGCCATCGCAGAAAACAGCAACCTGACGCTCTCCTGCCTGCGGCGGCTGTTGCTCGCTTGTGAAACCCGGGATCAGCCAGACCTCCTCCGCATCCAGCGGCGAGCGATCCGCCGACGCCAGGCCCAAATACTCGCCGGTTTGCGGGTGATAGCTGTAAACGATTTTCTGTTGCTGCATGGCGAATCTCCTCAGTATTTGACGCAGGCGAGCAGGGCGATGTTGCGGGGGCGGGTGGAACCATAGCCAAAATTCCAGCCATTGCTATCCAAATCAGGATGAACTTCCTGGCCAGGAATCCAGGCTCGGCTCATCTGATACCACAGCTTGCTGACCGGATCCGCGCCTAAGTCTTGATATCCATCTAGCGCGTTATCGGTCGCATGAATTGGCGTGCCTACGCAAATCGCGCCCAGTGTTGGATCCGAAAAAGTCAGCGTTCCCTTTTGCCATGAACCGAATGCCCGCTTTTCCACATCTTTGCGGCTGTCGCTCCAGCCACGGATGAATTCGCCGCACAAATTGGGCAAATAGAACTTCCCGGCATCCGAGGCAAGCTGATAACCCGCTTGGGCAGTCGGCAGCGCGAAATTGCCGGCATAACGGCACACTTTGCTGACTTTCCAGTCCTGATAGTAAGCGGTGGCCGAGCCGGCGATCCCCGGCGAGCTGCCATCCACGCCGAACACCAGCGTATTGTCCGGAATCGTCACTCGGGTCGCGCTGGCCAGGCTCCAAACTTGCGCGCCGTCGACAAACAGGCGGTAAGCGGCTCCGTCATAGCTGAAGGCGATGTGATACCAGCGCGGCGAAGCGAAGACGCCGGCCGTACCCAACGCAGCGTTCGCAAAGAAATTGCCGCCATTGCTCAGCCAAACCATCGGCGCGCGGCTAGCCCGGTCGATGGCTACAGTGATTTCGCCCGCCACGCTGGAAGCATTCATGCTGACGACCCAGGCCGCACTATAACCGTTGGATCCACCGGTTCCGGCGAAAGTCGGATAATGCCAGCCCTCGATGGTGAAGGCATTGGCATTGAACGCGTCAGTCAGACCGAAGGTCGCATAACCGCCGCCAGCCACAGTCTTCAGGCTGGCGCCGCCAAACTTGGCCTGCTCGGTGGACATGTCCGTGCCGCCGTACACAATCAGTTGCTTGTTCCAGACGCGGTCCAGCAGGGTGTCCGCGGCATCCAGCCTCAGCATCGCTTGAACGGCGGGATCCACCGGAGCGAAGGTCTGGCCAATCGCCGCGTACAGATTGCCGTAAGTGGACTGGGAAACCTGGGCGCCATTCGCCCTCAGCCAACCATCAGGAGCATTCGGCATGGAGAAATAGGCAACTTGCCCCGTCGGCGCGGCAGCGCCGCTGACCTGCCCACCGCTCAGCAAAGGCAAGCCATTCACCAGCTCGAACACCACGTCCAACTGCGCATCGGCACTGTCCGCCTTGTCCCCTCGATATCGCTCCAGGCCCTGGCCTTCGCCACATCCCGCCCGGCCTATCAACAAATAGGCGCTGCGATACTGGAATTTGTCGCTGGCAAACACCGCGCTGCTGGCGCCGCAGCGATACAGCGCCTGCGGCAGGCCGCCAGTCAGGCGATTGCCCTGCGGCTCATCCCAGGTGTAAACAATTACCGTCGCGCCATCCGGAGCCGCATTGAGCCAATCCGCCGCAGCCTTGTCCTGGCCATTCCCGCCGCACACATCGAATGTGGCGGAACGGCTGACTGCTCCGGCAGCATCCAACTGCACCATGTTGTAACTGCGGGCCACAGGTCCTACGCCCACCCCGTCGATCTCAACCCCGGAAACGCCATTTTTCGCCGAATAGCCACCCGCGCGCACGCGTATCATCCGACGGCCATTCACTCTGGCCGCCACCTTGGCCAGATCGTTAGCGCTGGCGGCATCGGCAATGCCGTAGCCGGCCAGCGTAGTCGCCTTGTCGGCCTTGCCTGCCAGCATCTTGGTCATCGATGCCGCGTAGTTGGCGTCATTGCCCAGGGCGGCCGCCAGTTCCTGCAAGGTATTCAACGCGCCCGGCGCACCGGAAACGATGCCATCCACAGCCACCTTCAAATCAGATTTACTGGCCCCATCCGTGATGCCGTACCCCGCCAGCGTCGTCGCCTTGTCCGCCTTGCCCGTCAGCTTGCCGTCCACCGTCGCCGAATACTTGGGGTCGTTGTTCACCGCCGCCGCCAGCTCCTGCAGCGTGTTCAAGTTGGCCGGCGCGCCGGCCACCAGGCCATTAACCGCAGTTTGCAAATCGTTCTTGCTGGCGGCATCGCCGATGCCATACCCCGCCAGCGTGGTCGGCTTGCCGGTGGATATCTTGTTCCAGTCGTGCGCCGGCACGTCGTCGCCGGCCATTTGCCGGCCTGCGGTGACCCGTCCTTTCCCATCCACGGTCACCATGCCGTAGCTGCCCGGCGCCACGCCGCTATCGCGCAGGGTCATCGCCGCGCTGGCGTTGCCGCTGCCATCGAACATCACGTTCCAATTGCCGTCGCCAGTCATCGCGATGTTGCGCGGCGTTTTCAGCCTATCGGCGAACTCCGCCACCAGCGCGCCGGAAACCAGATCATCTATCTGTTTTTTCAGATAGGCGGTGCGGTTAGCCAACTGCTTGGCTTGCACGTTGTCCACCCCATCCGGCCCGGCCAATACCGGGTCGGAGGTTTCCAGTTGATAAATACCCGGTTCCCAGGCGGATTTTTCTTGCAGATTGGCCATCAGGCAGTCCCTCGGTTGAATTGCTTGTTGCGGCGGATGACGCCGTTGTGGCGGTTGGCCACAGCTTGGTACTCCAGGCTGGCCAGCTGGCAACGCGCCGGCGCGTACAGCGCCAGCATGCGGCGCAGCTGGGCGGCCTGGTCGTTGGTGATGGGCTGGTTCAGCAGCACCCGGTATTGGTTCCAGCTGTTCGGGTCGCCATGGACGTAGTAGCCGTTGCGGCGGATGAGGCCGTCGCGGCGCTGGCCGGCCAGGCCCTCGATCAGCCCAACCTCGCCCAGGCCCAGGCGGCGGATCACCTCGCGTATCGCCCACGGCGTGCCCTTGTAGCGGTGCAGCTCGTTGGCGCTGTGCAGCAACGCGCGGCGTGCGTCGTCGGACTCGGCCAGCGTCCAGCCTTCCTCGCCGTGGATATGGAATTGCTCGGCCAGCAGCGGCAGCACGTCCGGCTGCACGGTGTCGATCAGGTTGACCAGGAACACCGACAGATCAAGGCCCGACACCCGCTCGGTGAGCTGGGACAGCGGCCCGAAGCGCTGGTCGCGCGCCAGGATGGAGGGAACGGCGTCAGTCATCGCGCGCGCCTCCTGGCTGGGAATATCCGCCCGTCGCCGCTTGACGGCGCGGGCGAAGGCCGGGTTGCAGATGCATGGAGACCTCCTTGTGTTTGAACGGGGATGAGAGGTGGGACGGAGCGCCTGCGCGGTCCGTAGATGGGAAGGGAGGAATGGCGGCGGAACGGCCGCCGGAGAGAAGTCAGCGGGCGTGCATAGCTACTCGCAGCACGGCCAGCGAACGGCAAACGCAATGGAGGGATGCCGGCTGCGGAATCACAGGTTCGAGACTTGGCTGAACATCCTGTTGCAACTTCACAGAATGGAAATCAAGAGTGCTTGAAGGGACGCGTGCGCCGGGTTCGGAAACAGGGAGAAGGGACATGGACAGGCTCCTTGAAGCCAGGAGAGAAAAGCAGGGATGGGCCAGAAGACCAGCATGGCCCAAGCAAGAAAGGGAACGGAAACCGCCAAGCGGAAAACCTAGAGATCAAGCGGGATAAAAATCAGAAACAACAGAGGAATAAGCCAAGAGGGGGAGCAGTGACAAGGGCGCGGGAAGCCCTGTTTTGACAAAACAGAGGGGGACCGCCGGGCATCAAGCTGAGCCCGACGGCAAAATCAAGTCTAGTGTGGGCATGACGGAAGTGGGCCGCCGCCATGCATCAGCCTTACTGCATCAAACCATACCAGCCAGTATGTGGCCGGTAGCTCAGGCGGGAAGCTGCGGCCAGGCGATCTGGCCCACATCGGCGATGGTTTCGGGCAAATCGCGCAACGCTTGGCGGTATTTGACCCATGTTGCCTTCTGATCGGCCGTCAGTGCGACATCCTGCACCTGGGTCCAGTCGCAAGCGCGCAACCGTTCATCACGCTCAATACGCAAAGTTTGCAGAACAGTCGCTTTGCGCGCATCGGCAATCGCCTGTTCGCTGGCGCCAAAAACATCCCGCGCCTCCTGTTCAGATACATTCAAAATCTCCCCTCGCGGGGTTTGCACGGAACGCAGCAGCATGACAGCTCCTTAAATATTGGCAATCGGGCTAGGAATGGAGATGGCGGAGCTCCAGATCGGATCGACAGTCGTCAACGGGGATACCTTGACCCCACCTCCTTTGTATGGCGCTGCCGCATCCGGGTACAAAATAGAATCCGGCTGCATCAAGGGCTTCAGCCCCTCCGTTCCTCCATACAACTTACCTTGGCCCAAGTCAAAATCAGCCAGGAAGTCATAATGCATGCCGCCTCCGCGCAGCCAAACCACGCGGCCAATCAAATCCGTGCGCACCTTGGCGACAGCTTGGTGATAGGCGAAACCATAGTATTCAGCCCTTGTCATCCAGAAGTCAGACCAAGCGGAACCACGAATCGACAGTTCCAGCAACAGTCCGGCAACATGGTCAGTACCAAGCGAAGACGGATGTGCTGCGTTGTAATCACGAAAGATCACCAGCCTGCCGCATTTTTCATACGGGCTAGCCCAGATCGGAACAGGATAGTAGGTATTAGCATCCCCCCCGACCTCCACGCTATAACGGAACGGCAGCGTCATCTCGTTGCGAGCGTTCTGCCGCCACGCATCCAGCTCAGCCGTCTTGGCCGCCACCTTGGCGTCGATGTCGGCTTGCTTGCCGGCGACGGTGCTGGTCAGATTATTCGATGCCGTCACCAGGGCGGCGACCTGTTGCTCCAGACTCATGGTCTCTCCTTCACTTGGGATTCAAAACACTGCGTTGCAGGGTCAGGCATTGCAGCTGGATCAACGCCGCAGCCTGGGCAGTGGCCAGTTCGGCCAGATCGTCGCGGTATTGCTGGCCGCGCCGGTCGAGGTTCAACAGCGCATCGTCATGCCGGTTCAGGCGGCCATCGTGGACGGCCAGGGCTTGTTCGGCACGCTCCTGGCGCAGCTGCTGCGCGCTCAGCTCGCCATCGCGTTTGAGGCCGCGCGCCATCTCGTCTATCTGCGCCGCGCCCAGGCTAGCCAGCTCCTCGCCCAGCGCCAGACTCAAGCCGGCGCCGGTCGACTGGACCGTCACACTGCCCGCCGGCACGCCGGACAGGGTCAGGTCGAAGGCCAGCAGCAACTCCAGTCCGGCCTGCTTGTAAGCCAGCGCCTGCTTCGGATCGGACCAGATAGCCAGCGGCTGGCCGCCTTCCAGGATGAAAGCCACCTCGCGCACCCAGAATTCGGTCTGGTCGCTGGCCAACGCGGTCAGATGCAGCTGGCGCGGGCCCTGGCTCTGGCCATCGGCGATCGGGTAACGAACGATCTCGTTGCGCAAACCGGTTTGGCCCGCATCCGGCTGGTAGCCGGCATCGCCGAGCGCGACATGGGTGATCCTGAGCTGGACGCCGTCATGGCTGGCCAGCTGAATCGCGGCCAAGCCGCCATCCAGGATCTGCGGAATCAATGGGCTACTGCTCATCGCGGTTCATCTCCATTGGAAAACGCGCCACCGCCAACGGTGCCAAAACACCAGCAAAGCGCAGCGGCTGCGATAAAGGTTTGGCCGGATTCGGCCGACACTCGGCGCCGTTGCGGTTCAGCGCCCTCCCCCGCATGGCGCCGGCCCAACGCAACGACTGGTTGAATACCGCACCGATCTTGAAGCCGTAACTGCTGCGCGCGGGTTTGACATGCTCGATCATTCGCCTCAACCGGGCATACAACTCTGGATTGAGCAGCGCCTGATCCGACATCAGGTTGTCATTGGCCCAGGCGGTGAGCTCGAAGGTATAAGGCTGGCTGGAGCCGGGCTGCTCCCACCACTCTTTCAGCTCAATCTCGATGCCCAGCACCCGGAACACCTCGTTCACCGCCCAGCGCGTGCCCTTGTAGCGGTGTAGTTCGATCGCGCGCTTGATCAGCTCGCGCTGCTGCGTCTCGCCGGCGGCCAAGAGCCAGCCTTCGTCGCCGGACACGTGGAACTGCTCGGCCAGCAGCGGCAGCAGCTTGGGCTGCGCGCAGTCCACCAGGTTGACCAGCAGATCCAGGGTGTCGAAGCGGCCTTGCGTCTGCGGATTGGCCTCGTCCCCGCGCGGCACGCCCAGGCGGCGGGTCAGCTCGGCCAGCGGGCCTAAGCGGGCGTCCCGCGCCAACAGGCCCGGCGTCGCGTCCTTAGCCATTGTTGAGGCTGTCCACGGTCAGGCCCGCGATGCCGTTGGTGCAGTGCGCCCAGCCGTAGGACGGCACTTTCTGGACGGCGGCCGGCTGCTGCAGATTCACCTGGTACACGCCCGGCACCGACAGCGCCGCCACCAGCTGCGACGGCACGATGTCGTTGCCCAGCTTGGCCTGCTGGGTTTGCAGGTAGGCTTGCAGCGCATCCTGCGCGCGCTGCAGCACCTGCTTGGCGTCGGAGCCGGCATAGAGCTGCAAGCTGGCCGCCACCTGGTAGGCGAACTCCACCGGCGGCTTCACCGACACCCTGTCGGTCAGCGGCCGCACGCGATCGGCGCTGCAGGTGTTGGCCACCTTGGCCCGCAGGTCGTCGCTGGGCAGCCCGCCGCTCACCAGCGGATACAGCCAGACTTCGCCCGGCTGCGGCACATCCTCCGGTTTGCCGCCCTCTTCCAGATTGTTGGCGCTGACCACCGCCACATCGACGATGCTTTGGTCGGCGCGCAGCGCGTGGTGGCGATAGGCGGCGGCGCTGCCTGCCACGCTGAACGATTCCGGCGCCAGGCGGATGCGCTGGCGCAGCCGCTCGTCGTCCTCGGCGTCGGCGCCGCCGGCGCTGACTTCCGTGTTCCTGACGGCCACGCTCACGCTCAGGTCGTCCACCAGCTGGTTGATGGCGCCCGGCTCCTGGCCGTTGCCGTCCATGCCCGGCTCCACCGCCACCACGGCCAGCGTCACCGGCACCTCCTGGTCTTTCAGGATGTTCACCACCGCCTCATCGATGGTCTGGAACTGGATGTCGCCGCGGCCGGCCACCAGCGTCTGCCGCTTGATGACCACCGTCTGCGGCGCGCCGGCCGCGAAGGTGAAGCTCACCTTGCTGCGCGCCGGCTGCGCCGGCAAGCGGGTGACGCCCACCAGCTCGCCCAGGTAGTCCAGCATCGGCGCGCGGGCGAAGGCCACCAGGTTTTGCCGCCCGGCGTCATTGAAGACGGCGCGGGCCACGCTTTCGCGGTAGGCGATCAGGTCGATCAGCAGCCGCTCCACCTGGCCCGGATACAGCGTCTTGCCGGCCATGTTCTGGTAGGCGGTGATCAGCTCGTTGGTGATTTGCTGCGGATCGTCGTCGATAAACTTCGGAAGGTCGGTCGTCGTCTGATTCATGGCTCTTGTCCTAGATTCACAGCCTGAGTTCGGTTTCGCGGATCACGCCGTCGGCCAGCTTCCATTGCGCGCACAAGTGCGCGCCGCCGTCGGCCTCGATGCTGAACAGCACCTTCAGCAGCTGGATGCGCGGCTCGCCGTACAGCGGATGGCTGATCGCCGCCACCGCCTCCCGCACCACATGCGGGCGGGCGCGGTCCACCGGGTAATCCAGATAGCGAAACAGGTCGCTGCCGAACTCCGGCCGCAACGGATCGCTGCCCTTGGGCGTGCCCAGGATGATCCGCAAGGCCTGGTGGATGTCGTCCAGGTTCTCGACGATGTCGGCGACGCCGGCGCCGGGTCTGGCATCGCGCGGCTGCAGCGCCGGCTGCCAGTGCAGGGATGAGATGTCGGTTAGCTGTGTCATGGCCTTATGGTGCCAAAGCGCCGCCGGCGGGGCTTTTAAACCGGATTAGGAACGGAGTGGAAACCCGCCCGTTTTCAGCGGGGGTGGCGGCGGCGCTTGGAGGAGAGTGGGTTGAGTCCGCCATCCGGATGCGGACGGGCTGGGGAAATGGCGCGCCCCGTTAAAAGAGGCGCGCCGGGCAAGGCGAAGGAACAGATGAGCGGGATGGTCCGATCAGACCGCGGCCGGGCCGCTGGCCAGCACTTCGGCGGCCCGGCCCTTGCCGATCAGGCCGGCGGCCTCCAGCGCCTGGACGCCGTTCTGGGTGACCGCGTCATCCAGACTGATGTCGCGCGCCAGGGTGAAGCGCTCCCACCAGGGCCGCAGCGCCGGATTGTCGCCGAAGGCCTTGAGCATCGCCTGGATCTCCGCGTCGGTGAAGCGCGCCATGAACTGCTTGTGCGTCATCCGGCGCGGAGCGGCGACAGCGACGTCGACCGCCCAGACGAAAGCCTGCACACTCGCCGCGTCGGTCAGCGCATCCACCGCCTGCTCGGCGGCGTTGGACGAGCGGCGGATCGCCTCGCGCTCGGCCAGCGCCGCGTCCACCTCGGCCAGGGTGCCCCAGCCGGCGGCCTCGCGCTCGCGGGCGCGCTGCAGCTTCCAATCATCGGCCTCGATCAGGTGGGCGGCCTCCAGCTTGATGCGGGCCTTGCGGGCCGACTTGGCCTGTTTGAGGAACGCTGACGGGTCGCGGACTAGACCCTTGCCGTCATAGGCCCACTCGGCGATGTCTGCTGACTGGAAGTCCTCCGGCAGATCCAGCAGTAGTTGATTTTTTTCCGCCGTCGCGCCGGCGTTGGCGATGCCAACGATGGCGTTGACGTTGAGATCGATGATCGCTTTTTGCATGTCGGCCATTCCTTAGTTCATGTTCACCACGTAAGCCTGGAACGGGAAATTGCTGGTCCAGGTGTAATGGCACAGGTTGTTGTAGGCCCTCACCCGAGGGGCCCAAGCGTTGGTGGTAGTGAATACATCGTCGCCAGCGCCGGAACCGCCAGCCAAGGTACGCATGTAGTTCGTGTCGTTGCCGCTGGCATTTTTCACGCGCAGCGTCATGCTCTTGCCGCTGACAAAGACGGCGGTGAGGTTGGATGGGTTGTTGTTCATCATGCTGACCTGCGGATGAGTCTGCAGCGCATCGAGCACCGCCGAAGGCGCGTTCTGAATCGCGGCCAGAGCCGTGGCGCTGGCCCAGATGGCGGCGCGGGCGACCGCGGAACTAAGCAAGGCGGACATCGTTGCCGCAGATGCGGCAACGACCGTCATCGCAGGTTGGGACGCCACCACCGCAGCCATCGCCGTCGGCGATGCCAACACCGCAGCCATCGCTGTCGGCGATGCGATCACCGAAGCCATCGCTGTCGATGCTATCGCCGTCATTGCAACCGACGACAACGACGCCGCCGCCATCGCCGCCGATGATGCAACCATCACAGCCATTGCAACCGATGATGTCGCCACTGCCGTCATCGCAGCCAGCGATGCGACTACGGCCGCCAACGCAGCAGGGGTCACCACCACCGCCGTCATGACAGCCTGCGATGCCGCCATTGCATTCATCGCCGTTGACGATCCCGCCACAGCAGCCATCGCCACCGGCGACGCCACCACCGCGGCTATCGCCGCTGGCGAGGCCAACGCCGCCGACATCGCGATTGACGATGCCGCCACGGCCGTCATGGCCACCGATGACGCCACTACCGCGGCCATTGCCGCTGACGATGCGACCACCGCAGCCATCGCGCTTGACGATGCCGCCAAGGCTGCCATCGCAGTCGGCGACGACACGACGATCGCCCACGCAGACAGGTTAGCCAGCAAAACAGACATCGCCGTCGATGATGTCGCGACTGCTGCCATCGCAACCGGCGACGACACGACGCTCGTCCACGCCGACGCGTTCGCCAGCAAGGCTGCCATCCCGGTCGTCGACGCCGCCATCGCGGCCATCGCCGTCGACGACACCGCCACGACCGCCATCGCCGCCGGAGAGGCGATCACGGCGACCATGGCCACCGCGCTGGCGGCCACCGCCTTCATCGCGGTGGCGTTGCCAAGCAGCAGGTTGGTGATAGGCGCATTGCCGACGATGGCCGTCATCGCCGGCGCGCTGCCGGCGACCGCGCTCATCGCCGTCGGACTGTCGGCGACGCCGGCCATGATGGCGGCGCTGGAGACGATGGACGGCATCACGCCGGCGGAGGCCAGCTGCTGCTCGAAGCGCGCGCGGTTCCCCGCCTGCTGCAGATAGTTTTCCAGCGCGGCGCCGTTCATGTCGCGCAAGTAGTCGATGTCCTGCAGATCCAGGCTGCTGACCAGGCTGTGCGCCCTGAGCAGCGCCGACTGCATCACCAGATCGGTGGCGCCGGCGTTGCCGAGATCGGCGCCCAGCAGCTGGCTTTTGATCCGCGCCAGGTATTGCGCGCGGTACTCCTGCAAATCTTTTGACATGGTTCCTCCGGGTTTACAGGCCCGCGCCGGCCAGCGCAGTCAGAGTTAACAGCTGGGCGTCGACCGCGTTTTTGCGATCGACGAACTGGGCGGCGGCGGCGTCGATGTCGCTGCGGGCGCGCTTGAAGGCGGCCACCAGTTCCTGCACGGTGTCCAGGTTGAGGTCGTCGCTGGACAACAGCGCGTCCAGGCTGGCCATCTTCTGGTCCAGCGCCGTGAAGGCGTCGCGTATGCGCAGCACGTCCTCGGCCAGGCTGTTGCCGGGATTCGGCAGCGGCAGGTTCAGATGGGGGGTCTGATTGTCCATCTCCCCTCCCTTACAGCACGATCACGCGCAGATTGCGCACGCGCGGCCGGGCGGCGCTGTTGCCGGACAGGGTCAGCTTGACCCGGAGCATCGCCTCGCTGATGGAAGCCAGCTCGTGCGTCATTTCCATCCAGCCATCGCCCAGCGGCTTGCTGCCCTGGTAGGCCACAGCCTGGAAAACATCGCCGTCGTCGATGCCGGAGGCGGCAGCCGTCACGCTGGCGCCGGCCGGGATCAGCGCGTCGAACACCACCCGCACCCGGGCGTTGACGCCGGCCGGAATGGCGCGGCTGACGTAGTCGGCGCTCTGCGCGATCTGGCCGCTGACCAGCTGGGTGCCGGGGAACAGCACCGGGGACGCGCTCTCGGTGCCGAGCAGGCGGGCCGAGACGCCAACCTGCCCGCTCAGCGGGGCCGGCAGGCGCACCGGCTGGCCGTCGGCCACCTGCACCGCGCTGCCGTCGGGCAGGCCCAGGCTGTATTCGACGCGGGCGGCGGCGGACGGGCTATCGGACAGCGACAGCAGCATCAGGTCGGTGGCGTTCTTCACGTCGATCTTGCCCAGGTCTACCGTTCTGGCGGTCACCGCGTAGCTGGCGGCCAGCAGACGGAAGGCCATGTCGCGGTCCTGGTGCGCGGTCCAGCTGCTAGCGTTGCTGGACGACAGCAGCACGCCCACCTGGTAAGGCTGGCTGGTCACCCAGCGGCTAGCGCTGTTGTCCCACTTGCCCAGCTCGGCGATGGCCAGCGCGGCGTCGGCGTCGTCGCACAGCACCACCAGCGCGTATTCGACGCTGCCCTGCAGGTTCACCGGCGCGGCGAACTGGATGCGGGTGGGGCCGGACAGGACGATGTCGGCCGACTGCAGATGCGCTTCGGCCAGCACCGAGCGGGACGGCACGCCGGTGGTGGTTTCGCGGATCTGCACCGCCACCGGGCTGGCGCCCTTGGCGGTGAACCACAGCTCGATGCCGCCCAGCTGGGTGTCGGCGTTCAGCGTGAAGGTCTGCGCCAGCGGGTCCACCTGCCAGCGGGTTTCGGTGATGCGGGTGATCTGCCGGCGCAGCTCGGTCTGCAGCTCGCCCTGGCCGACGAAGACCGCCTCGCCGCGGCTGCCGCCGGCGCCGACGAACTCGACGCGCTTGACGCCGGCCGGCACGCCGGGCGGGATGGTGAACTTGCCGGCGAGCAGGCCGGCGCTATTGGCATTGAGAGGCATGGTTTCTCCTTACTGGGCGGCGGGCGCGACGCTGATGCCGTCGAACTTGAGGCTGGACAGGGCTTCGTTGGGGCCGAAGCCGGACACGTTGAAACGCACCTCGATGGAGCGCAGGGTTTCGATCGGCTTGCGGCTGGTGGACAGCAGCGCGTCGGTGGTGGTCTGGCTGACGCTGGAGCGGTTGCCGCTGCCCACCGTCAGGCGCTCGGTCAGCGGGCTGGCCCAGCTGGTCTGCAGCTCGGTCCAACGGTCCAGCGCAGGGGTCAGCGTCACCGCGGCCGGCAGCGGGTCGAAGGCGAGATAGGGGTTGATCTTCATGCTGCCGGTGCGCATCGGCTGCTCCAGCGCCGGAACCAGGCTGAAGGCCAGGCTGGTCCGGTCGGACACATCGTTGGGCACCGAAGCGGCGCTGGCGGCGATGGGCAGGGTCAGCTCGCCGCCGACGATGGCTGCGGCCTGGACGATGCCGGCGTCGCGCATGCCGTCGGACAGGAAAGGATCGACGAACAGGCCCTTCTTGGCACCGGCTTCGCGCAGCTGGGCGTCCGAAGTCAGCCGCTGCTGGGCGATCAGCTCGGCCATGCGGTCCAGCCGGCCTTGCAGCCCGGCCAGGTCGGACATCGGCACCACCCGCACGCCGTCATTGCTGACCGCGCGGTCCCGGGTCCAGGTCTGGACAATGGAGGCCAGCGGCAGCAAGGACGCCGGCACCGCCGGCGGCTGCGGATTCCAGTCGGCGGCCACGCCCTTGATCCACACCAGCTCGCCGTCTGCGCCGATGGCCAGGCGGTCGATGCGCGGCAGTTTCTGGCTGTAGCTGACCAGCACCAGGGTGCCGGCCACCGCGCCCTCCACGGTGAAGCCGGCGGCGTCGGACTGTGTGGGCTGCGCCGCGGCGATGAACTGGTAGCGAACCGTGTAGGTGCTGCCCGGCGCCGGCTCGTTGCCCGGCAGGCTCCAGTCCAGCTTGCCGGCGCTGAGCTTGTAATCGGTGCCGGCCGCATAAACGGTGCCGCCCTGCTTCACTTCCAGCACCGAGATCACGGAAGTGTCCGGCAGCGGGTCCTGAGCGCCGGTATAGCCGCCATGGGTCAGCGTGGCGGTGACTTCCTTGGTGATCCGCACTTGGCTGATCAGGGCGATGGGCGCGCGGTCGACATTGATGCGCTGGGCGCCGGCGTTGGCGCTGGTATGCGGCTCGCTGTCGATGGGCCGCAAATCGGCCGCGGCCGGATAAACCAGGCGCCGCGAGGTGCTGAGCTCCACGCCGTAGCCGTTGACGCGGGCGCGGCCCTCGCTGACGGTGTAGACCTGCTCGCCGCCGGGCAGATCGGCTGCGGCGGCCACGGCCAGGCCGGACACCACATAGGAGCCGCCCGAGCTGTCGCGGTCATAGCGCGCCAGCGCCTGGGTGACGCCGTCCAGCTGCGGCGGCGGCTCCTTGGCGCGCAGCACGCCGTTCTCCACCTGGTAGACCGGGAAGAACTCGCCGGCCTGGCCGTCGCCGGCGAAACCCCATACCGCCTCCACCTTCAGCCGCGCGGCGCCGGCTTCCTGATAGTTGCGCGCGCCCACCGCCGGATCGCGCAGGCTGGGGTCTTCCAGCTCGGTCACCACCGACTCCTGCAGATACAGGCCGATGGCGACCACGCCGACCACGGGAATCGTCAACTGCTTGGGCGCCACGCCGCGCACCGCGCCCTTCAGATAGACGGCGCCGGCCTCGCAAACGGCCTGGCCGCTGTCGGCATGGACCACGACGCGGGCGTCGCGCACCACGTTGCCGTCGCGGAACATCGCGTCGGCAACGCCCTGGATGCGGGCGGACAGGCTGGACTGGACTTCATTGAACTCGGCCGCTTGCACCGCATAGCTCGCCCGGAACAGGTGGGCGTCGAAATGCTTGGCCGGATCGAAACGGTTGTAGTAACCGTCTGGCATGTTGGACATGGCTGCAATCCTTACAGGGAGATGACGTGTTCGAAGGTTTCGCGGGTGGCCGGCGAACGATGGATGGGGGTGATGCGCTCCAGCGCGACCAAAATGCCGGGAGCGGCGATCTGGTCCGGCGTGAAGTAGCGCTGGCCGGCCGGCAGATCAGGCTGGGTCTTGCTGCCGGCGAAAACGGCGACTTCGCGGATCACCGCGGCCGGCGCGTCGCCGAACTCGAAGGCGATGCGCAGCAGCAAATGGCGCGTCGGATCGTTGGAAACGCGGTAGCGGCCGGTGGGGACGACGATTTCGCCGGCCGGGTCTTCGGTGACGAAGCGCACCTCGGTGATCAGGCGGCGGCCCACTTCCGACACCAGCGCCGTGGCGTCTATCGGTTCGGGAACGGGCTTGTCGTCCCAGGCCGCCTGGCCGATGCCCCAGGCGAAATGCAGGGTCTGGGACGCCAGCGCGGCAGCCAGCGCGGCGCGACCGCTATGGGTCAGGGTTGCCATAAGGTTGTTTTCCTCAGGTGGTTAAGGTTTGGTGGGTGAGAGAGAGATCGCCGCGCCAGCGCCGGTCATCCCAGCGGCCGCGCCAGCCATAGTGGTCGGCGCGCGGGCCGAGTCCGGCGGTGTCGCCGGTAGTCAGCCGGTACTCCAGCCGCCAACCGGTGGACTCGGCCAGCGGCCGGTCCGACCAGCGCAGGCCGCCGTCCATCCGGATCGCGCCGCGCCAGTCGATCTGGCCGGTGTGCAACGAACGTCGGGTAGTGCGCCCGCCCATCGCGTCGCCATCGTCGGGCCGGACTGCCGCCAGGCCGTGCGCCGCCACCTCGACCGCCTCGATGACCAGACGCGTTCGGCCGGGGTTGAAATCGGACAATTTGCATGCGGAGTCGGACCAGATGAAGCGCCCGGACGAGGTTTCGGCCCAGCCGCCGAAGCGGGTGTTCGGCTCGCCCAGCCGCGTGTCGCCGGACAGCACCAGCGCGGCGCGGGCGGTGCGCCGGTGCGGCGTCATCGGCAGCCAGCGTCCCCATGTCCGCTCGTCCCAGCCTCCGGTCCAGCTTGGCGAGGGCGGATTGCCGGCCAGGATCACCGGATCGCGCAACCCTTCCTTGTTGCCCAGGCCGATCAGGCGGCTGCGCATCACCGGATGGTTGAGCACCGGCGCGTCGCCGAAGTGGGCGGTGCCATAGCGCAGCATGTCCGGGTAGAGCGTGCGCGACGCATGCGCGCGCCGGCGCCCCAACCCGGTGGCTGCCGCCGGGCAAGCCGCGAACAACAGCCGCCGTCGGCCAAAGCTCAGCTGCACGCCGTCGCGCCACACGCCGGAATCATCCGACAGGAAGGCATCCGACCAGCGGTCGCCGCTCGACGCGTTCAACACGCGGCGGTCGTAGCCGCCGTACAGCCGCGCCAGGTGCGAGCGGGCCGGCGCGGCGAAACGGGCCAGCTCCAGCACCGTCAGCAAGGCGTCGCCATCCACCGGCGCGTCCAGCTCCAGCTGGAATTCCGCCCAGCGGGTGGCCGGCGCGGCGGCGTCCTCCACCTTGGCCGCGTAACCCGCCCACGACAGCGCGACCTCCACCGACCAAGGCGAGCCCTTGGCCCGGTGCCACGCCGCCGACTCCTTGATCGCGCGCCGCTTGGCCGCGTCATCGGCCAGGTAGGCCCACAACGGGCCGACCACGTTGAATTGCTCGGCCAGCAGGGGCAGCAGCTCGGCCGGGGCCTGGTCGATCAGGTAGATCAGCGCCGGCGCCAGGTCGAAGCCGGCGCTGCGCGCCGACAGCGCGTCGAAAGCCCGGCCGCGCGCGTCGCCCGCCAGCGGCGGAACCAACAGCTCAGCCATCGCTCACCATCCTTCCCAGCGTCACCTCCACCGCCGCGCAGCGCGGCCATTGGGACGAGGACAGCACCCGCTTGTCGGCCGGCTCCAGCACCCGCACGTCGTACAAGCCGTCGATGTCGTGCAGCGCGGTCTTGATCTGCGACGGCACGATGTCGCCGCCCAGCCGGCGGGCCAGGTTGGCCGCGTATCCCTGGCAGCGCTCCTTCGCCATCCGGCACACCAGATCCGGGATGCGGGTGGTCAGTACGTCCACTTCCAGCCGGATCGCGTAATCCACCACCTCGGCCGGAACCACCTCTATCCTGTCGTTGATCATGCGGGCCTTGTCGTCCGCCAGCGCCGTCCGGACGCGGCGCAGGGTTTCCGCCGACGGCGCGCCGTCTTTCCCCAGCACCACCACCTGCACCGTGCCGTCCGGACGCGGCGAAATCACCCGCACGTCCGCCGCGTCGGCCGCCGCCGTCATCGCCGCCAGCCGGTAGCGGTTGGCCGAGCCCCAGGAATAGGCTTCCGGCGCCAGCCGGATGCGCTGGCGCAGATGCTCGTCGTCCTCCGCCTCCGCCCCGCCCCGGGGCTTCTCCGCCCCGGCCACCTCCACCTTGACGCCGGGATCATCCAGCAGCTGGTTGAGATCGCCCGCCTGCGGCAGATTGCCCGCCTCGCCCGGCACGGTGGCCTCCACCTCGCAGGCCAGATCCTGCGGCTTGTCCGTCAGATTCACCGCCAGCGGGGCGGTGGTCTGGAACTGAACCGCGGCGTTGCCGGCGATGCGCGCGCCGGCGGGCAGAATCACTTGCTTCGGCCCGCCGTCGACATAGGCCGGAAAGGTCAGCGTCACCCGCGCCGCCGCCGCCTGGGCCGGCTGGCGCGCCACGCCCACCAGCTCGCCCAGGTAATCCAGCATCGGCGCGCGGGCGAAGGCCACCAGGTTTTGCCGCCCGGCGTCGTTGAAGGCGGCGCGCGCCAGGCTTTCGCGGTAGGCGAACAAATCGATCAACAGCTGTTCCACCTGACCCGGATACAGCCGCTTGCCGGCCATGTCCTGATAGGTCGCGGCCATCTGGGCGGCGACGGTTTTGGGATCGTCGTCGATGAATTTGGGCAGGTCGGCGGCGGCGAGTCCGGGCTGGCGGTTGGCCAGCATTTCCGTCAGCAGCTGCTCCATCTGTTTCGGGTACTGCTGCCGGCCGCCCAGTTTCAGATAGGCGTCGGCCATGGCGCTGGCGGCGGCGGCCGGATCGACCATGGGCAAGTCGGGCAGATCGGGAAGGTTCGGGCTCATGGACGGGTCCTTGTCGGTTGGCTTACAGCCTAAGAGCTGCTAACAAAACCTCGCAGAGAACCTGAGCCAAGGCGCGCCGGCGCAGGCAGTACCCGCCCGTACGACAAGGAGGCGCAACGCAGGATCAGGGGTTTTGTTAGCGGGTCTACGTTCGATTTCGTGGATCACGCCGCCGGCCAGCTTCCATTGCGCGCGCAAACGCGCGCCGCCGGCTGCCGGAGCAGCCGCGGTATGCCGGTCGTCGTTATCGTCACGTCATATTTGCAGGTTGCCGCGGACGCGGCTTTTGAAGCGATTTAGGAAATCAGTTGAAGCGGGCGCGGATAGAGGGTGACCGCCTCCCGGCACGGCAGGCCCATGCCCCAGCGCAGCGGGATCCCGCCGTCCAGCCGCGTCCTCTGCCAAGGCAGAACCGTGACGGTCTCGACGCCGCCATGGGCCGCGCCCAGGCTCAGCGGCCCTTGTTGGCGCAGCTCGCGCCGCGCCTGCGGATACACGCTGGCCACCTCGCCGCCGGCGGAAACGGCGGCGACCACGGGCAGCCGCTCGCGCAGCTCCACCCGCAAGTCCAGGCTCTCCAGCCGGGAGCGGGCGTTGCGGTACTGGTCCAGCATCTGCCGCAACGCTTGATAAGTGGCTTCGCCCAGGCCGCGGCCGGACAAGTCGAGATCGACCTTGAAATGGAAAGGCCGGCCCTGGTACTCGAACCACTCGCTGATGCGGCCGTCCAGGCCCAGCGTGGCCAGCACCCGCTGCAGCGCCCAGCGCGTGCCCTTGTAGCGGTGCAGTTCTATCGCCTGCTTGATCAGATCGCGCCGCCGCGCTTCATCGGCGGCCAGCTGCCAGCCCTCATCGCCGGCCACGTGCAGCTGCTCGGCCAGCAAGGGCAGAAAATCGGCCTCCACCTGGTCCACCAGGTAAACCAGGAAAGGCGCCAGATCGATGCGCTGCAAGCGCCGGCTCAGATCGGCCAGCGGCGACAGCCGCTTGTCGCCGGCCAGCGCATTGGGTGTGATGTCGGTCATCGGATAACCTTGGGAAAGGCGCGCCGGCCGGGATGGCCGAGCATGGGAAAAACAGAAAACCGGCGGCGCGCGGCCGCCGGCCGGGGATCAAGCGCCCCGGGAAAACAGCTTTAGAGAGGAACGCCAGAAGCCGCCGGCATTGGCCGCGTCGCCTTCCGGCGCGGCCTGCGCGTCCGGCGATTCGGCAAGTTGCCGCAGCCTGGCCAGCGCGTCGTCGGCCGCCGCGCGCGCGGCATCGGCGTCGACAGCCTTGCGCACCGCCTCCTTGCCCGCCAGGCGCAACGCGCGGATCGCGTACAGCGCCTGGTCGCAGGCGGCGGCCTTGGCCAGGATGCCGTCGGCCGCGTCCTTGCCGCTCAAGCCCTTCGCATCGGCCCAGGCCCGCACCGCCGGCGGCGCGTCGCCCTTGCAGCCGCCGTCTTTATAGGATTGGGCCTCGGCGGCCGCCTGCCGGTATTCCAGCGCGCGCAGCTCGCTGCCGACATAAAGCTGGCTGGCGGCGTCGGCGGCGGCGTCAATATTCCGCAGCAGGCGCGGCAACAGCTGCGCCGGACTTTCCGCCGGTTCCGGCATGTTGCCCTCATCCAGCCAAGCCTGATAATCGGCCCAAAAGCGGTGGCCCTGCGGAATGTGCGCGCCATCTGCGATGCGGATGATCACATCCGTGCGATCGGTCAATCGATACATGATCTTATTCTCCGTTTACAGTTCGGCGTCGGCGGTCCAGCGGGTTAACAACGTTGCATCATTCACATTAACCGGCGTAAAAGCCGGATTGCCCCAAGTAAAACCATTTCTGAAATCGTCGCCGCTATAGTTGTAAAGTAATTTGACTGAAATCGGCCCCGAGCTATATATATTGGTCGCGTTATAAGTCAATGCCTGCCCTGCCACCTGAGTATCGGGATTAAAGAAGAAAACCGAAGTCGGCCCACGCTTACTCTGCCGATAAGCCACCCATCCCATGTTGTCGTCGCCTCCCACAAAACGAGCCACTGCATAGCTTGTTTCGTAATAACGCTGGCACAGTGCGAGCTCCTCTGCCGGAGCACGTCGCTCGTACAATGTCGCCACCGGCCCCTCCTCCAATTGCACCTGAGCGATATCGAACACGCCGGTTTGCGGGCCAGCGATGGCGCTATGCGCCGGCAACACCGTGCTGTATGACACGCCGAAAAACACCGAAAGATAATCATCGCCATTCGGGCCGATGGTCTTGCCTTGGATCGATGGCGAAGTGAAAGTGAAGCTGTAGCGCTGCCAGCCCGTTCCCAGCTGGATCGGCGTTTCATTCTGCGCACGGGCGATGGGGGAAACGCCATCGCCGCTGCCGAAGCCTTGCTCGACATAGAACAGAATGGTTTTGGCCGCATCGGCCTTGGCCCAGAAACTCAAGGTCATGGTCTTGCCGGAAAAGCGGCGAACCCCCTCCACCCGCTGAGTGATCTGACAGTATTCGCGCGCGGGGGCCGCCGGCACCTTGGTCACCGCGATACGCAGGAAATTGGCGGCTCCGCCCAACGCATCGGTATCCGCCGCACTGGCGGCGACTTTGGAAACAGTCACACCTGACAAACCCGGCGGCACGCCCAGATCCAGGCACCAGCGGTCCGCAGAACCGTAACCGCTGACGGTCTGGCTCACCCCGCGCTGCCAAACGTCGAAACCGCCGTTGATCAGCGCATTCCGCCGGTAAGCCTGGATCGGGAAGGTCTGAGCCGGGTCGAAGGCCACCAGCTGCGAGCCGCCCAGCACCTCGCCGCGCGCGCCCACCGTCACCCGGTTGTAGCTGCCGGCGGTGACGCCGGTGCGGCCGGAGACCCGCTCGAAGGAAAGCGGCGTCTTGCCCAGCTCCACCGGCGCGCCGGCGTCCAGCAATTGCCAGATCGACCCGCCGTTGGCCGCGCCCTGCTCCACCGCGACGAACAGCCCCGGCGTCACTTCCAGGCTGATGTTGGCGTCGGCGGCGCGCGTCCAGCTGCCGGCGCCTACGACATAGATGCCGTTGTCGGGGCCGGCGGCCTGGTTCTTGACCAGCACCCGGTCGCCCAGCTGCAGCGCGACGCCGTCCACCGTCTGCAGGCCGGCCAGCGTAACGGGGCCGGTGGTGGCGGCGCGGACCGACGGCTTGCCGTCCAGCTTGGCCAGCTCCTCGGCGATGCGCGCGTCGACGCTGCCGCGGGTGGCCAGCACCACGCTCGGGTCCACCATCAGCGTCACCGCCGCGGCGTTGGACACTTCCAGGATCATCCGCACGTAAAGCTGCTTGTTGGCGCCGTCGGCCAGCACCGGCTTGTAGCTTTCCGGGAACTTGCCCACCGCGAACAGCGCGCCGTCGGCGTCGAACACGCCCACTTCGCGGATGGTGAAGCCGCCCACCTGGTCCGGAATCACCAGCTCGGCGACGATCCAGTTGGGATTGGCCGGATCGGTGGACAGGTGGTTGAGGCCGGCGCGCCAGGCCTCGCTCTTCAGCGCGGTCTGGCTTTCGGTCGGCGTGTAGTACGCGCCGTTGTCGCCCTCGCCCACCGCCATCTGGCTGAGCTTCAGCGGCGCGCCGCCGCTGGCTGCGGCGGCCAGCTTGGCCTTGCCGACGGCGGTGAGCAGGGTGAAGAAATCGTTGTTCATCATGGTCTCCAGTCAAACTGCGAATAAGATGGCGCCGCGGCTCAGAGCGGCGGGCTGGTCGGACCGTGCGCGCCCATGTGGTTGTGGCCCACCAGGCTCTTGCCGCTGGCGGTGACGTCGCCGCTGACGATGACGCTGCCCGTTACAGTGGCGCCGCCGCCGCCCGAAACCGCCAGGCCGCCCTTGCCGGTGATCGCGCCCTGCACCGTCAGCGTGCCGCTGATCTCGGTGGCTGGCGCGTTGATGCTGACCTTGCTCCCGGCCTTGACGGTGACGGTCTGGCCGCCGTCTATGGTGATGCTGGAGGCGGCTTTGATCAGCACGTCGGCCTGGGTGTCCACCACCACGTGCTTGACCCCGCCGTTGACGGTCAGCTGGTTCTGCTGCCGGTCGTACTCCAACACCGCGCCGTCGGCGAAGCGGCGCTGCCATTTCTCCTCGCTCGCCACCGGCACCGCGTCCGCCTCGGAATAGATGGCGCCCAGCACCACGCCGTCCTCGCCGCGGGCGTCCATCAGCACCGCCACCTGTTCGCCGATGTCCGGCAGCCAATAGTCCTTGTCCTTCAGGCTCTTGCGGCTGAGAACCGGCAGCCAGGCGGTCAGCAGCTGGCCCAGCTCCGGCAGCCGCACCCGCACCCGCTGGGTGGGAGCGTCATGCTCGGCCACGCTGCCGAATTTCAGCGTCGCCAGCGCGTCGGGCAGGGAAACGTCGTTCATTTCTTCTCCTTGGCCGCGGCGGGCGCCGCGCGTTTCAGGTCCAGTTCGCAGATGTAGCCTTCCTGTCGCGACAGGCGGTGGCGGGCCCGCTCGATCAGGTAGCGGCCGGACAGCTTGCCGAAGCCGGACAACTCCACGTTGCGGCCGGCGGCCAGCTGCGGCGAACCGTCCACGGTGACGCTCATCTCGGTGCGCGCCAGTTGGCGGCGCTCCATCTCTGCCTTGGCCTGCAGCTCCGCCTGCGCCCGTCCGCCCGACTTGCGGGTGAGCTTGACCACGTCGGCGCTGCTGGCCTTGCCGCCGGGCGAGCGCGCGTCGGCGCCCACCCGCGCCGTCTGCAGCTTGCGCTTGTGCGGGTCGTGGTAGCTGACCTCCACCGCGCTGGGCACCTGCGACAGCTGGTCGCGCGCGCGCCAGGCGATCAGGTCCGCCGGCGCGAACTGGCGCACGCTGGCGGACGCCACCAGCTCGGCGCGCTTCCAGAACACCAGCTTGCGGTTGTTGTCCATCACCTTGCAGACATAGCCGTAGTGGCTGGACACCCGCTGCAGGAATTGCAGGTCGGTTTCGTGGTACTGGGTCAGGCGCTCGATTTCGACATCCTCGATCTTGCCTTCCAGCTTCATGCCGTGGCGCTTGGCGATCCGCTGCGCCAGCGCCTGCAGCGTCAGCTTGTCGTAGGCGCGGCCCTCCGGCGTGCGCAGCGGATGCTGGACGCCGGTGGCCAGCGCGCGGATGTGGACCACCGACGGCGGCGCGCTGTAATCGACCTCGTCCACGTCGAAGCTGCCCAGCACCACCAGCGCCGCGCCGCGGTAGCCCAGCTTGAAGTCCAGCGTCGCGCCCTTGTCCGGGTACCAGCCGTTCAGCCAGCGGCCGTCGCAGTCTTCCAGTTCCACCTCCAGCTCGTCCGACTCTCCGGACAGATGGTCGGTGTAGCTGATGTTGAGCGCGTACTGGGCGATGTCGGCAGTGATGGACTTGCCGTTGTAGCTGAGCTCGAACGCCGGCGCCGCCACGTCCTGGATGCGGCTGTCGGTCATGAGCGCCTCCACGGCGGCAGCTCATCCAGCGCCGCCTCGTCGCGCGCCTCCAGCAGCGGGATGGCAAGCTGGGTGCCGGCCGGCAGCGTCTCGCTGATCGGCGCCTGCGGATTGGCGGCGATCAGCATCACCATCTGGCCGACGTCGCCGTAATAGCGCCAGGCGATCTGGTCCCAGCGCTCCCCTTCCTGACAGATGTGCTTGAGAAACATGGTTCACTCCAGAATGCGGCGCAGCACCGCTTTGGCGGCCAACTTCGCCATCTCGATGTCGCGGGCCGGCCAGTTTTTGTCGATGTCGCGGACCGTCGCCTCCGCCTTGCCCAGCTTGTCGGCGACGTTGTCCAGCGTGCAGCCCTGCATCGTTTCGGCCAGCGCGCCAAGCTGGCGGCCCATGGCCTGAAACTGCGGGATCAGCGGCTTGATGCTCTCAGCCAGCCGCGAATACGGCTGGATGAACTGGTTCAGTCGCTCCACGCCCTGGGCGATGCCCGGCACCGCCGTCTGCACATCCTTCAGCACGCCCGGCACCCGTCCCAGCGCCGACAGCGGATCGCGCCGCGCCAGGTCTTTCAGCTCGCGCACATCGTTGACTACCTTGCGCGCCTGCACCGCCATGGTCTTGGCCTGGGACAGCGCCTTGCTCAGGCCGGACAGGTCCGGCTTGAAGCCGGCGCCGGCCAGCGACTGCTGCAGCTTGGCCTGCGGCAAGCCGCTGACGCTGCCCAGCAGGCCAGGCTTGGGCGACGGCGCCGCCTGGCCGCGGAATTCGCGCAGCGACAGCTGCGCTTCCACCGCCAGCAGATTGCCGGTGCGGTCGCTCTGGCGGCCGGTGCTGGTCAGCTCGGTGATCACGAAATGGCCTTTGTGATCGCCATTGCCCAGCACCAATGCCAGCGCCTGGTGCGTCTGGCGGGCGGCGTGCAGCCGCTGCAGCTCGGCGTCCGGCTGGCAATAGGCGGCGTGCAGCACCAGATCGATGCGGACCTCGTCCAGACGGTCGCCGACGAACTGCAGCACCGGTTTGCCGCCTATCCGCGCGTGCTCGGCGTAATCGCTGCCGCCGCGCTGCTCCAGGCCGTCGAAATAACTGATCAGGTCGAACTCGATGTCACCCAGTACTGCGTACATCGTTTGCTCCTTTCTTCATGGATGCGTCTCCTCAGCCCCGCGCCGCGTAGCTGCGCCGCTGACGGTCCGCCTCGTAGCGCTTCATCATTCGTTCGAACTCGGCGAAAGACTGCTGCATCGCCTGTTGCGCCTGCTGCTTGACGCCGGCCGACGCCGCGCCGTTGATGGTGATCTGCGGCGAGAAGGTGATGTTGAACACGGCGGCCGGACCGGCGGGCTTGGCCGCGGCCTTGTTGGCCGTCTGCTGGATGCGTCGCAGCTGTTGCGCCTGCTGCGCCTGAGCGGCCGGCTTGGCAGCGGGTTTGGGGACAGGTTTGGCTGGCGCCGCCGGCTTGGGAACCGCCACCGGCTTGGGCGGGATCGCCCGCTTGGGCACTGCCACCGGCTTCGGCGCGGCGCCCGGCTTGCCTGCCCAGTTGCCTATCTTCTCGCCCAGCCATTCGCCGCCCTTCTGCCCCAGCCAGCTGCCCACCTGCCGGCCGACAAAGGTGCCGATGCCGGGCAACAGCATGGTGCCGATGGCTGCGCCGGCCGCGCCGCCGGCCAAGGCCCCGGCGGTGCCGCCCAGCGTCTTGCCGTAGGCGGCCGCCTTGGCCTGCGGGCTCAGACTGGATCGGCTGGTGGACAGCAGATCCATGCCCACGCCCAGCAGATCGGCCTTGCCGATCAAACTCTTCAAGCCCTTTCCGCCCTTGCTCAGCGCTTTGAGTCCCGTGTTCAGCAAGCCGCCGCCGGACTTGGGCAGCTTCAATCCGGACAGCAAACTCTTGCTCTTGCCCGGCAGGCCGCGCGCTTCCTTCAGCGCATTGCCAGGCTTGACCGATGGTTTCGCCGCCGGCTTGGACGCGGCTTTAGGCTTGGCGGGAGACTCGGCCTTGGGAACCGGCTTGGCCCTTGTCTTGGGCTGGGGTTTGGAGGCCCCGCCGGTTTTCGGCGTTTTGGCCGCTGGCTTGGCGGCCGGGCGCTTTTTCCCCTTCCCGTCCTTGCCCCCGGCTTTGGCGCCAGGGTCGCCGCCGGAGTCATCGCCGGCCAACAGGGTGCCGGCGGCTGCCATCGCCTTTTGGAAAACGTTGCCGGACGCGCCGGAGTAAGCGCGCATGGCCTTGCCCGCCATCCCGCCGGCCTTGGACACGGTCTTGCCCAGTTCCTCCAGCTGTTCCAGCCCGCCCAGTAGCGAATCGACGCTGGGCAGCACTCCGCCCAGCTTGGCGTTGAGCTTGCCGTGGAGGAAGTCCAGCGCCTCGCGCCCCTCGCCCTTGGACAGCGCGGCACGCAGTCTGCCGCTGGCGTCGGCCACCACCGCGCCGCCGCGCTTGGCGTAATCGGCCTTGCCGAGCAAGCTCTTGCCAGCGTCGCCCGGCTTGAGATCGGACCACTTGACGCCGTCCAGGCTGCGCAGCGTGACGCCGGCCAGCTGGCCGCTTTTGGATACCACCTGGCCCACGGTCTCGGCGGTCTTGAGGCCGCCCAGTATCTTGTCGACGCTGGGCAATTTGCCGCCCAAGGCCTTGTCGAGCCTGCCGTGGACGAAGTCCAGCGCTTCGCGCCCTTCGCCCTTGGACAAGGCAGCATGCAGCTTGCCGCTAGCGTCGGCGATCACCGCCCCGCCGCGCTTGGCGTAGTCGGCCTTGCCGAGCAAGCTCTTGCCGGCGTCGCCCGGCTTGAGATCGGACCACTTGACGCCGTCCAGGCTGCGCAGCGCGGCGCCGGCCAGCTGGCCGCTCTTGGACACCACCTGGCCCACCGTCTCGGCGGTCTTGAGGCCGCCCAGGATTTTTTCGACGCTGGGCAGCTTGCCGCCCAAGGCCTTGTCCAGCTTGCCGTGGACGAAGTCCAGCGCTTCGCGTCCCTCGCCCTTGGATAAGGCGGCATGCAGCTTGCCGCTGGCGTCGGCGATCACCGCGCCGCCGCGCTTGGCGTAGTCGGCCTTGCCGATCAGGCTCTTGCCGGCGTCGCCCGGCTTCAGATCGGACCATTTGACGCCGTCCAGGCTGCGCAGCGTCGCGCCGGCCAGCTGGCCGCTCTTGGACACCACCTGGCCCACCGTCTCGGCGGTCTTGAGGCCATCCAGGATCTTGTCGACGCTGGGCAGCTTGCCGCCCAGTTTGGGATTGAGTTTGGCGTGGATCGCCTCCAGCGCCTTGCGTCCATCGCCCGTCGACAGCGCGGCGTGCGCCTTGCCGCTGGCCTTAGCGACGGCGGAGCCGGCTTTCTGGGCCAGATCGGCGGCGCGGATCAGTTCCTGCCGGGTCGGCAGGCGGAGCTTGCCAAGGGAGAGATCGATGCTGGGCCAGCGCCAGCGGGAAGAAGAGGACGGAGAGGAGGAGGAAGGGCGTTTGGCGGGCGCGTCGCCGGCATCGTTGCCGCCGCCGCTCCGATTGCCGCTCTTGCTCCCTCCCCCCTGGCCGCCGCGCCCGCTGGAGCGAGGCTCGCCCGCCGGCGGCAAATTGCGCTCGGCCTTGCCCTGGTCGCGGCGCTGGCTCTCCAGCTTCTGCTCGACTTGGCGGATGGACGCGCTCAGCCGGATCGAGGCCATCACCTCGATCCGGCTTTGCTGGATGCGCAGCGTCGACTGCAGCGCGCCGCCCGGCGCGATGTTCAGCGCCCGGCCGCGCCGCAAGCTTGCCTGCCAGGCTTCGTGCTGGCGGGTCAAGCGCCCGAGCGTGGCCTCCAGCTGGCGGTGCTGGCGCTCCAGCCGCGCCAGGTCCAGCCCGGCATAAGCCCGGCGCGTGCGCTCGACATTGCCGGCCAGGTCCTTCTGCGCGTCGGACAGGCGCAAGCTGCTCTTGCGCAGATCGTCCATCGCTGAGCGCGCGGAGCGGAAGGCGTTGTCGAACACCCCGGACAGCGTCGCGCCCACCTTAAGGCCGATGAAAAACTCGCTTACCATGGTGATTGCCTGTATTTGGGGAATAGAAAGGGCGATCGGCCCCGTCCCGGCGGGCGGGAGGCGGCCGATCAGGAAAAGATTCGGGCTGGGAGCGGCTGGGCAGCCGCCCTACATGGCATCCAGCAGGTGCTGCTGGCGTTCGTTGCGGCGCTGGACCTCGCGCTCGGCGACTTCGCACCAGAACCAGTAGTCGTCCATCGCCAGCGCGTCGATCTCCGACGGCGGCAAGTTCAGCACCGTCAGCAAGACCTCGTCGAACGATTTAAGCGTTGTCGGATCCGCCCACCATTTCGCGAAAGCTGTCGGCCAGCGCGCGGCTGTCGGCGATGTCCAGCTGGTCGATGTCTTCCAGCGTCAGACCAGTCATGCGGGCGAACAAGAAGTCTTCCTGGTCGGCGTCGTCCTGGCTGTGGTGGCTGGCGGCCTTCAGGTCGGCGCGCTTCAGGCGCGCCACTTCCAGCGTGTCGATGCGTTGGCCGGCGGCGTTGGTGAACGGGTATTGCAGCTTGATCTGCATGATGGCTCCTTGAAGCGGGTTGGGATGCCGTCATTTTCCGGCAGCCCGTATCCTGGGTATGCGAAAGCGCTTTAGGGATTGGCTTTAAAAACGGCTGGCGGGGTCGGGAGGCAGCCTCCCCGCCAGCCGCGCCCAAGCGCCCGCGGACCTGATCCGCGGGCGCGCCGGGATTAGCCGCCGATGTTCTGGCGGTACAGCTCCAGCATGTCGCTGCCGCCTACGCGGAAGATGTTGGCCATGTAGTCCAGCTCCAGGATGTCCTCGCCGTCCACCACCTGCTTGACGTAGGTCGCGGTGAAGGCGGAGCTGAAGTCGGCGTTTTCATGCTGCTTGAAGGTACCCAGCGGGTTCTTCTTGAACATCACGGTCAGGAAGGTGACCAGGCTCACCTGCTGCAGGCGGCCTTGCGAGCCGTAGGTCTCAATGCTGGAACGGGCTTGCAGCTGCACTGCCTGGAACGGATTGGCGATGATCTTGGCCACATCCTTGTACAACGAGTTCCACTTGATCTCGCCTTCCAGCTTCTCGAAGCCGGCCGGCAGCTCGATCTTGCCGACCATGCCCAGCGCCTTGTGCTCCTGCATGATGGCGGACACGTCCGGCAGCTTGATCTCTTCGGCGCGGCCCAAGAGCGAGTTGCCGTTGATGTAGATGTTGGCGTTGGTGATGCGGTTGATTTCAATCTTGCCGGCCATGATTAATTGCCTCCTTTCAGGCTGAGCAGGTATTCCGAGGTGATCTCGGTTTCAAAGGTCAGGCGCTCCAGCGGCGGGGCCACGGTGTACTTGTAGCTGATCAGCAGGTGGCCGGCGGACAGCTCGGTTGCCGGATTGCGGGCCGGGTCGAACCAGGCTTTGAAGCCCAGCAGCGCGCCGTCGCCGATCAGTTTGCGGCCATAGCCGTTCACCGATTCCACCAGCGCGTCGATGGTGGCCTGGTTCAGCGGCATGTCGATGAACTGCTGGCTGAAGTAGCGGATAGACTCGTTGATCACGTCGCCGGTGCGGCGCACGTTCTCGAAGTTGCGCATGTGGCTGACGGTCGGCCAGGCCGCGGTACGGTTGCCCCACAGGCGGAAGCCGGAGCCGTAGCTGTTGAACACGGTGGTGATGCCGGACGCGTTCAGCTGGTTCACTTCGCAGTTCGGGTCGTCGATCATCGCGGTCAGCTGGCGCTCGACGCCGACCACGCCGGCCAGCTCCTGGTTGGAGCTGGACCACCAGAAGCCCTTGTCGTTGTCCACCTTGGCGCGCAGGCCGGCGGCGCGGGACGACAGCGGCTCGTAGCGCAGGCCGCCGTTGCCGTCGGCCACCATCACGTGCGGGTAGCACAGGCGGACGCGGTCGCTGGAAGTGTTGAAGTTGATGGTGCCCGCCGGGCCGCGGCCGGCCAGCGCGTCGGCGAAGGCGGTGCCGATCGGCGCGTCGACATAGGCGATGGCGTCCAGCTTGTCGGCCATGGCCGCCATTTCCGCGGCGACGGTGTTCTGGGTGCAGAAGCCCGGGGCGATCAGCAGCTTGGCGAAGAAACCGAACTTGTTGTAGGTGTCCTGCAGCGCCTTGATGCCGGTGCGATTGCCCGCGGCGTTGACGGCGCCGATGATGTCGGCGGCGGTCACCTTGGACGGGTCGGCGTAGTCGTAGCTGACCTTCAGGCCTGCGCCGATCGCGACGGTGCCGGTCTTCAGGCGGGTGATCTTGCCGTACACCGCATCCAGCACGTAGTCCTGGCCAGCGATGTAAGCGGTGGCGCCGTCGGCGCTCTTGACCACCACATTGGCTACCGCCGGATACTTCAGGCGCGCGGAGTCGGTGGCCGGGTCCAGGGTCACGGTCTCGTCCTTGGCCGAGCCTTTGTGTACCGCCGGGTCCAGCACGTTGATCACCACCACGGTGCCGGCGCCGTGATCGTAGATCCCGGTCAGCGCCTGCGGAATGGTGAAGCCGGGCAACTGCGGGCCGAAAGCCGCCGCGTCTTTTTCCGACAGGGTCAGCGTGGTGACGTTGACCGCGCCGGCCGGCGCGGTGCCGATCAGGCCGATCACCGCCGACTTGACGGTGCGCACCGGGCGCGGGCCGCGTTCGACTTCGATCGTTTCAACGCCATGCAGATAGTTTGCCGCCATGCTTACTCTCCTTGTTCAGCGGTATGGGAAGGGATGGTTTCGCCCGCGGACTGCGCGCTCAGGTAGCCCAGCGCCACCAGGGTGCGGGTGTAGCTGTGTTCTTCCGGCATCTCCACTTCCTTGCCGGGAAACAGCATGATTTCCTGGCCGTCGCCCAGGGTGACGCCGCTGATCGGACCGGAATACAGATACTTCATGGTTGCTCCTCGTATGAGACTGCGTTAAGCATGATCACGGGCTCCAGGTCGGCCTCCGTCACTTGCAAGGTATCGGTGGCCAGCGCGATGACGTAGCGCGCCACGCCGTCGCGGTAACCCAGAAAGGTTTCCGACAGCAGCCACGCTGGTTGGCAATCCGGCGGGGCGAAGCCGAGGCAGGCCCGCCGTATCGCGTCCAGCGCGTCGCAATCCCCCAGCCCGGCGTCGCGCTGGTTCAGCAGCACCGTGATCGCCAGCTGCAGCGTGCGCACCTGGCCATAGCCGTCGCGCAGCGGGCCGAACTGGCTGCCGCGCAGGCACAGCAGCGCCGCGCCCTGCGGATGCGCCAGCGGATAGTCGTCCTCGGCGCCGGCGTAATACTCGACGGTCAGTTGCGGCGCCGCGCCGCGCAAACGCGCCAACAGCGCGCCGACAATCTGGGAAGTGCTTGCCACAGCGGAACTCCAAGCAGAGGGGAAAAGGGACGCGCGGAAACCGCGCTCGGACTGCCGGCCAGCGGGGTTGCTTGCCGGATGTGGCGAAGAATGCAGCAGGGAGAGGGTGGGGTTCTTGTAGCCGCCATTACTAAATACGGCACTGACATCGCGCTGACACCGGTCATCCGGCCCGCGATACGGGGAAATGGAACAATGCCATCCATCAGAACGACATCACGCGGGAGCGCACATGCAGGCACAACTTCGCAGCAAGGGACCGGAACTGCTGGCCGACCTGACCGACCACATCACCGCGGCGCTGCGGCAGCTGGCGAACACCGAGGACAGGCAGGCTGAGAAGATCGCGCGCGAAATCACCCGGCGCATGGCCCAGCACTGGGGCGGCCAGAACGTCTACTTTCCCTTGGGCAAGAGCAGCAAATCGGCCGAGCGCGACCGCTGCATCCTGGCGGAATTCAACGGTTCCAACCACGCCTCGCTGGCGCAGAAGCACGGCATCTCGGTGCAATGGGTATACAAGATCATCAAGAACGCGCGCAGCGCATCCTGACGCCGCCTCTCTCCACGCGTTGATTCCGTCCGATTGACAAAAGCAGGATCGGCCGACACAGTAAGCTCACGCCATGGCACCGGCGCAATATCAAAATAAACAAAGAGCATCAGGAGAGATTCATCATGAAAACCCGAAACAGTCTGCTGCTGTGCACCTTGGTGGCAGGCGTCGCCGCTTGCAACAAACCCGCCAGCCAAGCGCCGCAACAGGAACAGGCCGCCGCCGGTTCCGCGGTGGTCAAGATCGGCACCGCCAACCCGCTGACCGGCCCCTTCGCCCACTGGGGGCGCGATGCCGACAACGGCGTCAAGCTGGCAGTACAGGAAGCCAACGCCGAGAAGCTGACCCTGGATGGCAAGCCGGTCACCTTCGAAGTGGTATCGGAAGACGATCAGGCCGACCCCAAGGTCGCCACCCAAGTCGCCCAGCGCATGGTGGACGCGAAGGTCGCCGGCATCGTCGGCCACCTGACCTCCGGCGCGGCCATCCCCGCTTCCCGCATCTACGCCGACGCCGGCATCCCGATGATTTCCGGCTCGGTCACCAGCCCGTCGTTCACCCAGCAGGGCTACCACAACACCTTCCGCCTGATCGCCAACGACCTGCAGCAAGGCCAGGCGCTGGCCAAGTACGCGGTGGACAAGCTGGGCGCCAAGCGCGTCGCCGTCATCGACGACCGCACCACCTACGGCCAGGGCCTGGCCGACGACTTCGCCAAGTCCGCCGAGCAGGCCGGCGCCAAGGTGGTGAAGCGCGAATTCACCACCAACACCGCCACCGACTTCATGGCGGTGCTCACCTCGATCAAGGGCGAGAAGCCCGACCTGCTGTTCTACGGAGGCATGGACGCCCAGGCAGGACCGATGGTCAAACAGATGGCCAAGCTCGGCCTCAAGGCCGCCTTCATGGGCGCCGACGGCGTCAACACGCCGGAGTTCGCCAAGCTGGGCGGCAACAACGCCGAAGGCAGCTACGCCTCCAGCGCCGGCGCGCCCAAGGAAAAACTGCCCGGCTACGGCGAGTTCAGCCAGAAGTACAAACAGCAGTTCCAGGCCGACATCCAGGCTTACGCGCCGTACACCTACGACGCCGCCAAGGTGCTGATCGCCGCGATGAAGCGCGCCGGCTCGGCCGAACCGGCCAAGTATCTGCCGGAAATCGCCAAGACCGACTACCAGGGCGTCACCGGCCCGGTGAAGTTCGACGCCAAGGGCGACATCCAGAACGCCACCGTCTCGCTGTACCAGCTGAAGCAAGGCAAGTGGGTGGGACTGTAA